CGTCCTAAATCCTCTATTTTTGGCGGAAACAAGCGAACTGGCGGTAACTGGCCACGACCAGCCCCGACTAGAGACGACCACTAACAGTGAGGCGCTATCGTTCGCGGCAGACATTGGGGATTTCTCAGAGAAGGTATTAGGCGTGTCATTGCAGCCTTGGCAGCTTCGAGTAATTGCCGGGCAAACCGAAATGAAACCCAACGGCGACTTTGTTAACCGTGTTTCGCTGGTGAGCGTTGCGCGACAGAACGGCAAGACAACTGCCATGGCCGCACTTATTGGCTGGTGGCTCTGCACCCAAGGCGGCAACCGTGGCAAACCCCAAACGGTCATTACATGCAGTCACCAACTCGACTTGTCTACCGCGCTATTTAAGTACCTCGCGCCCATTCTTGGTGCCAAGTTCAATGCCAAGATTTCGTGGTCATACGGCCGTATGAACCTAGAGATGCCAGACGGCAGCACATGGCTAGTCAGAGCTGCGACCCCACAAGCCGGCCACGGTTACAGTGCCGACCTTATTTGTGTTGACGAAGTGTGGTCAGTTTCCGAGGCCGCCATTGACGAAGGTTTGCTACCGTCCCAGCGCGCAAGAAAAAACCCGCTTATGTCTATGTGGTCAACTGCCGGCACACCCGAAAGTAAGGCCATGTTGCGTTGGCGCGAGCAAGGCATACGAGCTATTGACGCTGGCGACCACGGCCCGCTCTACTTTGCCGAATTTAGCCCCCCGAGCAACATAGACCCGATGAGTCCTAGCGCGTGGATTTACAGTAACCCCGCTCTTGGTTACACGCTCGACATGTCAGTTATTGAGGCTGAAGCCAAGGCACCAAACCGCAACGCGTTTCTACGCGGCTCGGTCAACACTTGGACTAGCTCACACTCGGGCTGGTTAGAAAACGGCCTTTGGGAAGCGTGCCTATATGAAGGCGAAGTACCAGCCGGCGGCGTACTCGCTATCGAGCAGTCCATTGACGAGGCACGGTACGTTGGCGTGCGCGCCGTGCGCGTAGAAAACAAAACAGTAATAACTACCGCTTTTGACGTAGACAACATGGCCGAAATGTGGGCATGTGTTGAGCGCGAAGTAGAACGCAACCCGCAGCTGCGTATCGCCATTACGCCAGTCTTGGAAACTCACTGCCCGCCCAAGCATGAGCGCCGACGCACCATTGTTGGCTACCGTGAGCTCTTGAAATGGACTCTTGCCGTGCGCTCGCTCATTGTGGAAAACCGCATTGGTCAAACTGGCGAGAAACTACTTGCCGAACATGTCGAGCGCGCCGTAATGATTAAACACCAAGGCAGTGTGGCGCTTAGCTCTACCCGTAGCCCGGGGCCTATTGAGTTAGCCCGGTGCATGGTATGGGCAGCCGCTTTAGAGTCGCGCCCCAGCTCTAGCGGCAAACCTTTACTTGTTATTTCTAGGTAGTACACTCGACTATGGACAGCCTCGCATTTCGTCGGGATTTGCGAGGTTATCCACAACTCGCGCACAAAAGAATGGCACAATAAACCCATGGCTTTATTTGGACGTAACAAAGTTGCTGCACTCGGCACGTCAGTAGACCCCGAGATTAAAGCGGCTGTAGGTTATGGCACCGGTAGTAATGCTGGCGCGTCCCAAATAAATAATTTCTATGCGTACACCAATGGCGAAATGCGCCAAATTGCTATGCGCGTCCCGACCATTAGCCGCGCTCGTGACCTTATGGCCAGCGTCATTGGTTGTCTAAAACTTGAAATGTACCGCGACATTTGGAACGGCGAAGAATTAGAAAAAGTACCGCTAGCTCCCCGCGCATGGCTAAACCGTATAGACCCAAACGTCACAAATAACTTTATTCTAAGTTGGACATTTGACGACCTTTTCATGTGGGGTAGAGCGTTTTGGTACATAAAATCTCGCACCGCCGACGGATACCCCGCATCATTTGAGCGCCTGCCAGCTGCAATGGTCACCACCCAAGACCAAGCCGGCCCCGTGTGGTTTGGGCCGTCTAATCAAGTTTTCTTTTCGGGTTTGCCTATCGAGTCCGAAAACCTAGTGCAGTTTCTTAGCCCGGTACAAGGTTTGCTTTACACGTCAAGCGAAGCAATTACGACCAGTTTGAGGCTGGAAGCCGCAGCACGGAGGAATGCTGAAAGCGCGATACCGGCCGGCGTTTTGCGGCAAATTTCTGGGGAGCCTTTAAGCGGGCAAGAGCTTGCCGACTTGGCGAGTCTTTTCAACGCGGCAAGAATGACCAACCAGACGGCGGCACTTTCGGAGTCTCTAACATACGAGGCCACCACGGCAACACCGGACAAAATGATGCTGGTTGAGTCTCGCGACTTCCAAGCTCGTGAATTGTGCAGAGCCGCAAATATCCCCAATTACCTCGCTGGAATCGACCAAGGCTCATACCAATACACCACGTCGGCAGGCGCTCGCGCCGACCTTTACCTATTTGGTGCCAAGGCTTTTATTGACTGCATTTCAGAAACCTTGTCTAGCGACAACATACTGCCACATGGCACGTACGTTATGTTTGACGTAGAGGAATACCTAAGTGAGTCCTACATGAGCGACTCTAAAGTAGAAACAGAAACAACAATAGAAACCCCGAGGTACGCAAATGATTAGGTTTACCCCCAGCTCTTTTACTGTAGAAGCCGCAAAAGGCGAAAACGGCAAACGCACAATTTACGGTTTAGCCGCGCCATATAACGTGGCCGCACGTACCAGTACCGGGCAAGAAGTACTTTTTATGCCGGGTAGTTTGCCAGTTGACGGCCCCGCGCCAAAACTTATGCAGTACCACGACTCGACAAAGCCCATTGGCATTGTGACCGAGCGCGTAGAAACACCCGAAGGCGTCATGTTTGCAGCGCGTATTTCAGCCACTCGCGCTGGCGACGAAAGTCTCACACTCGCACAAGACGGCGTGCTTGACTCGGTCTCAGTTGGGGCAACCCCGACAGAGTGGACAATGGTAGACGGCGTTATGCACGTAACTGCCGCTATCTGGTCAGAGTTAAGCATGGTTTCCGAAGGCGCGTTTGCCGATGCGAAAATCCACCAAATTGCTGCGCAGTCTGATATAACATCAGTAGAGACGGAACCCGACACCGACGAGAACGAAACCGAAGAAGAAACCACAGAAACCCAAGAGGAGTTAACCGTGTCGGAAAACCAAGCACCAGTAGTAGAGGCATCAACACCTACAGCTCCTTTGTGGGCAACTGCTAAACCACAATTTAAGTTGCCAGCACCTAGCGAATACATTGCAGCAATGGCAGCAGGCGGCAGCGTTTTTGCTGAGATGAATGCACGCATTCACGCAGCTGCGCCAAACATCACCACCGCCGATACACCCGGTATCTTGCCCGAAATCATTACGGGCAGCGTTTACGATGGGCTTAATCCTATCCGCCCGTTTGTATCTGCTATCGGTACAAAAGCAATGCCAACCGCTGGCGCAACTTTCCGCCGGCCAAAAATTACGGTACGTCCAACAGTTACAGAGCAGCCAACCGGCCAGCTCAACGCGCTCGACCCATCAACTGTCACCGTGTCAAATACGGATATCAGCAAGCTCACGTTTGGAACATATGTCACCGTGTCCGAACAAGACTTGGACTGGTCAGACCCCGCTTCAATCAATATCATTTTAGAACAATTATCAATCGCCTACGGACAGGCCACGGATAACTACGCAGTAGACCAGTTGGTAGCACAAACCACACAAACCGAAACGCTGGCCAGTTTCTCGGGCCAAGACATCGTCGAGGCCGTTTACGGTGCAGCGTTTCAAATCTCAAACACCAGCAACTATTTGCCAACCCATTACGTCGTGTCACCCGTGACATGGGCAAAACTTGGTATGGCCGTAGACGGCGACAACCGCCCAGTGTTTCCATTTGTTGGCGCACCCGGACTTGGTGGCTACAACGCAGCCGGCACACAGTCTGCAACTTCATGGAACGGCAACCCATTGGGCTTGTCGCTTGTAGTTGACAAAAACATGTCTGGCGGAACCACGACCGGCACACTTTCCGGTGTAGTTGGTCACGCCGCTGGTGCAGCTGCGGGCTTCGAGTTCTACGAGCAGATGAAAGGCGCAATTTCAGTGGACGTGCCAAGCACGCTTGGCCGCACTATCGCATTCCGTGGTTACGCAGCTGTCTTTATGGCAGACGCAACCAAGTTTGTCAAGCTCGTAAACGCATAACCCGAAAGGCGGGCTACCGCCATGGCGGTTTACACAATTACGCACAAGCAAATCGCTGACAACTACGGCGTATTGCAACTGCTCACTAACGCGCTGGTACAACCCGGCGACAGCATCACAGTCGCGGCCGTTGACGCAACATTCAACGGTACGCGCACTGTCTATGCTTGCCCGCAGTTTTATTATTTAGGCGTAGACGAATACGGCGACCTGCTTTACAACTACGACTTGCCAATACAAAACCAAGTCTTGTTTAAGTTGACGGCGGCAGACGTC